AGTAGGAGGTGACGAGGTTCGGGTAGCTGTCGACGGCGGTGAAGGTTGCGTTCCAGTCGAGTGTTGCGCCGCCGAACGCGACCAGGAAGCGGCCGTCCGGCAACGCCATTTCAGCGTGCGCCCCGGCGCGGGTGCGGCCTGCCGTGCGCACGCTTCTGCAACTCGGCCTCGAAGCGGCTCATGTCCTGGACGCCGTGCAGATGCATGCCGCCGTTGATCGTGACGCCGCCGGCGAGCGCGAACGCCCCGGTGTGCTGTGTCGGCGCGGTCGCGTGCGGGCCGAGCGTGACGATCCCGGCGCGCAACCGCCTCACCTGATCGGGGGTCAGGCCGAGCCCGAGCCCGGCGATGAACTTGTTCGCGTCGACCGGCCGGAAGCTCGTCTCCAGATTGTCGCGGCCCTTCTTCAGCTCGTCCGCCCAGCCTTTGAAGATCTCGTCGATCTTCGACCTGACCTGTTCGCCGACGGCGCCGAACGCACCCGAGAGCACGGTGCCGATGTGCCGGATCATCTGCTGCGTCGCGCGCGTGTCGAGGCTCGTGCCGGCGAGGCTCGCGCGCAGCGACTGGAGCCGTTTCCGGAGGTTGCCGACGCCGGGGATCAGGTCTTCGCCGCCGGGGCCGAGGCCGAGCGCCCGGAATTGGCGGGCAGCGCGGGCGGCGATCATCTTGTCGAACGCCTCCTTCGCCTTTTCCTGCGCCGCTTCGGCGGCGTCGGCGGTCTTCTGATTGATCTCCTGCTGCGTCTGCCACTCCTCGTTCAGGACCTCCTGCAGCCGCCCCTTCAGGTGGAGCAGCCGGGTGACGTCGTGCGTCGCGGCGATCTGCTTGGTCAGCTGGGCGGCGACGCCGCGGAGCCGGGTGAGTTGCACGCCGAGCGCTGCCGGCGCGCCGGTCGGCGTGTCCGAGACGCCACCGAGGAGCCGGTCGATCAGCTGGTCGAACCAGGTGTTCCGCTGCTCGACGGTCGCACGCTGGGCCTGCTTGTCGAGCTCGTCCTTCACGGTGCTGATGGCTTCCTTCGCGCGCTTCGCGACCTGCGCTCGGATGCGCGCCTGCATCTTCGGATCGGCGCCGCTTGAGAACGCGAACGCCTCGGCGATCAGGTCGTCGGCCTTGAGCGACCCGCCGAGCTGCTGCCGGAGCTTGGTGAGGATGTCCTTCGAGCTCACGCCGGCCTTCTTGAGCGCCTCGATCTGCTTGGCGAGGTTCGGCACGAGGATCGTCTCGAGGTTGGAGCCCTTCTTGAACGTCTGCGTCTGCGCGTCGAGGACCATCTTCTGCAGGTCCTTGATCTTCTTGGCGACGTACTCGGCGCCGATGAACGTGACGACGATCGCGACGGTGTACGGGTTTGCGACGAGGCGGAGCAGCGCGCCGCGGAGCTTCGCGATTTTCCCGACCTGCCCCTCGGCGGCCTTGCCGAGCTGGAAGAAACTCGTGATCGTCTTCTGGACGCTGTCGGCGATCTTGAGCGCCTTCCAGGAGAGGTAGACGCCGAGCAGCGCCTCGAGCGCGCGCTTGTTCCCGCCGAGGATGTCGGCAAGCGCCTGGAACGCGGCGACGAGCGGCTCGGTGACGGCCTTGACCGCGGCGACGGCGTCCGCGAGGAGCCGGGCGGTCTGCGCGACGTCCTTCTGGAGCTTGCCGGAGCGGTTCATCCGCTCGAGCCACCGTGAGAGCTGGTTGAGGTACTTGTTCAGGGTGGGCAGGAGCGCGGTGCCGACGATCTCCTCGGTGTCGTGGAGGATGGCATGGAATCGTTCGGCGGCGGTCGTGTTCGCAGCCGCCTGGCCGGCGAGCTTCGCCTGCGCGAGCCGGATCAGGTCCATGCCGTGCGCGTTCTTCTGCAAGCCGGGGACGGCGCGGCGGAGCGCGGTCTCCTGGCCGCCGAAGACCTTCGCGATCACGTTGGCGGCGCCGGCGAGCTCGAGGTTCTTCGCGCGCGCGAGGTCGGCGGCGAGCCCCTGCAGCGCCATCGCCTTATTGATGTTGCCGGTGCCGCGCTCGAGCACCGTGAGCGACGCGATCACCTCGTCGTTCTGGAACCCGAACTTGCCGTACGACAAAGCGACCTTCTCGATCCGTTCGCGGTTCGCGTCGAACGACTCGCCGGACGCCTTCATCTGGGCGGCGAGCGACCGCTGCGAGACGACCGCCTCGCGGGCGGCGTCAACCGATTCACGGATGAACTCCGACGCCTCGTGGAAGGCGATGAAGCCGCCGGACGCGAACGCGAGCGACCGGCCGAAGGTCTGGAACAGACCGGAGCCGGAGAGCGCGCCGCGGGCGGCGTGGCCGGTGGCGCGCTCGAGCTGATGCGCCTTCGCCGCCGTCGACGACGCCTCACGTCCGGTATGCGCGATCGAGGCGGCGAGTTTCTGCTCGGCGTTCGCGGCCAGGCGGGCGGCGGTGGCCTGCTCCTTCGAGCCCTTCTCGGCGACGTTTGCGATCGCCCGGTAGGCGGCGGCTTCCTTCTCGAGCGCCGCGGTCGTCTTGATCGCCGCGTCGACCTGCGCCCGCGCCATCGTCGCCGAGTCGACCGACACTTCCTTCGCGAACCGCTGCGTCGCGGCCTCGCCGTCGTGCAGCCCCTTGAGCAGCTGCGAGATGTCGGAGGCGACCTCGACGATCAGCTTCCGCATCAGTCGCGCTCCTTCACGGCCTCGTGCATCGCGAGCACCTCGTGCAGCGTGTAGTCGGGCATATCAGCGCGGCGGAGGTGGAACAGGTGCGCGATCGCCGGCGACCACATCAGTCCGGGGTCACGCTGGATGTCTCGAATGTCTCCGCGTCCAGCTCCGAAAACGTGGATCTCGACGGCGAGGGCGAGCTTGCCCCAGTCGGGCCGGTCGTCTCGCCGTTGGAGGCCGGGGGGAGCTCGGGTTCGTCCTCCTCGTCGGGCTCGATGAAGGTGACGTCGCTCAGGCTCAGGTTCTGCACCGTCCGCACGATCCGCTCGATCGACCAGTCCGGCCGGCCGAACCGGATCGACGTCGCGATCAGCGTCAGCAGGATCGGTGCGCGGCCGCGGTCGACGCCGTCGTCGACGAGCTCGAAGAACTCGTGCAGCGGCAGGTTCGAGAACCGGTCGATCAGCATCAGGTCTTTGCCCATGTCGGAGACGTGCCAGCGGTAGAAGGTGCCGTCGTACTCGAAGCCGTCCATTTGCCGCTCCCTTCGTTAGCGGTTGAAGTCGGCGATCACGTGGTCGAGGAGCTCGTCGACGGCGTGCTCGATCTTCGCCTCGTTCTGCTCGAGCGCGGGCTCCATCGCTTTGTCCATCAGCAGGTTCGCGAACTGCTGCCCGCGGCGGCGCGGGTCGGGGCCGCGGCCCTTGACGCCACGCTGCCGCGGCGCGACGTAGATCAGCGTGCGCGTGACGCCGATCCGCATCTTGAACCACCTGCGGCCGATCCGGGTGATCTTCGCCTGCGCGAGCGCTTCGGCGGTGTGCTGCACCGGCGCGGCGATCTCGCGTGCCTTCGCGCGCATGCCGAGCCGGGTCTCCCGCTCGAGCTTGCCGTAGGCGCCCGAGATCTCGCGCAGGCCGGTGATGTAGATCGGCACCGGTCTAGGCGGTGCCCCACTGGAAGCCGGCGCCGGTCGCGGGACGGAACGTGGCGGTGATCTCGCCGCGTGCGTTGAGCGCGCCGGCGAGCCCGTTGTATTCGTAGATCGAGGCGGTGCCGCCGAAGGACGGGTTGCCGGGCCCGACCGCCTGCGTCGAGTCGGCGACAACCGAGAGCGGGAACGTCGTCCCGGACTCGTAGAGCGGCTGCAGGACGCGGTGCGGCTCGCCGCTGCCGAACCCCTGGATGAACCCGATCGTGATCGTCTGCGACCGCTGGCCGGGCAGGAACTCCTGCGTGCCGGCGGGGTTGAAGCCGCTGACATCGACCTGCTCGCGCGTGTCGGGCGTGTCGAGCGTGTGCCCGAACAGCGAGAGGTCGATGTTGTTGACCATGACCTTCGCCTTGGTCAAGAGGAACTTAGACATGGATGCCTCCTTCGATCGGTGCGAGCTCGCCGGCCCGCGTGAGGTAGTCGCGCATCACCTGCTCGCGCCAGTCGACGCTCCCGCACGTCGCGTGCGCGAACCGCGGCGACGGGTGTCGGTCGTTCTCCTCGTGCGAGTTCCATTCCAGCCCGAGCCAGCAGGTGCGCTCGTACAGCTCGGCCGGCCGGTCGAGCACGACGGGCCGCGGCTGGTGCCGGTAGCCGAGCAGGTCCAACATGCCGGCCTGCTCCCACCAGGGATGGTTCAGGTAGCGGTCCATCCGCCAGAGCTGCTCGAGCAGCGGCCGCATCGGCTGCCGCAGGTACCAGACGCCGCAGTTCGGCACTTCGCCGTCGGGGGTGTGATGCGCGACGAGCGCTTGCCAGGCGTCGTCGTCGACCTGGTCGGCGACGTCTTGGCTGTCGTCGACGATCACGACGTCGGCGTCGATCCAGAGCACCTCGGTGTGGTGTTCGAGCTGGTAGAGGATGACGGCGACCTTCATCCAGGACGGCGGCCGCAGCGACATGCTCGGGGTGCGCGTCTCGAGCCGGTAGCCGTGCCGGTCGGCGTAGCCGGCCATCCGCGGCCGGGAGAGCTCGAGCAGGCGCTGGTGTTCGCCGGTGGCGAAGGTGACGAGGCAGCGTCTCACGCGACTGCCTCCTCGGGCTCGGCGGCGAGCAGCCGCTCGAGCGCCGGCCGCCAGTACCGGTCGGCGACGAGGTCGGCGTCGTAGTCGGCGGCAAACGCAGCCGCTCGGGCTCGCAGCTCCTCGTCGTCGCGGGCGGCGTAGGCGGCCTCGAGCGCGTCGACGATCGACGCGATGTGCGGCGCGATGAAGAACGACTCCTGCAGCGCGTCCCACCAGGGGTCGCCCTTGACGAGCCAGCCGGCGCCGCAGAGCTCGGTCATCGCCGAGTGGTCGCTCGTGATCACGGGGACGCCGGAGGCCTGCGCCTCGAGGAGCGGGATCCCGAACCCCTCGCCCATCGACGGCTGCAGCAGCACGTCGAAGGCCTGGTAGGTGTAGGCGATCGCCTGCGCCGGGATCCCGAGCTCGAACGCCTTCGCGTGCGGGAACCGGATCCGGCCGGGTGGGCATCCGATCACGGTCGCCAAGGTGTCGAGCTTGATCCCGGTGTCCTGCGGGGTCGCGTTCGCGTGCACGTACAGCCAGGCGTCGTCGTGGCGGCGCGCGAGCTCGTTGAACGCGAGGAAGGCCTGCGGGAATCCCTTCCGCGGCACGCTCGGGTTGCCGACGTTCGCGCCGACCATCCCGACGAGGAAGACGTCGCGGGGGATGTCGAGCTCGTCGCGGATCGCGTCGCGGAGCTCCGGCTGCGGCCGGAACATGCCGGTGTCGACGCCGTGCGGGACGTAGAGCGCGTCGAGCTCGAACGTGGTCATCAGCTCGTGGCCGAACCGCGACATCGCGACAGGTGTGATCCGCTCGTGCTGCAGGACGGCGAGCACCAGCGGCGGGATCGGCCAGTGGTCGATCGGCGCCCAGACCGCCGCTTCGAGGCCTTCCGGCCAGACGTCCGGTTTGAGCACCCAGGCGTCGCAGAGCGCGACGACCCGGTCGGCGCGGTAGTGGTCGGCGAAGACGCCGAGGTTGCGGTTGCCCCAGTAGCCGTCGCTCGGGTAGCAGGTGAAGCCGTTCCAGCGGGTCTCGCGACCGTGCAGCCCGTAGTTGCAGAGGACCGCCATGTCGTGCCCCTGACCGGCGAGCCGGGGCACGAACAGGGCGGTCTGTTCGCCGTACCCGGACGGCGACCAGGGCGGGTTGCCGAGCCAGAGCAGCCGGCTCATAGCGCGACCCGAAGGCGCCACTCAGCGCCGAGCAGCGCTCCGCTGACGCCGCCGCCGGCGGCGCTCGGCGCTTCATAGGGGAGGAAGCCGCTGACCGATTCAACGGTCGAATCGTCGACCGTCCCGGCGAACGTCGCGTCGGTCTCGAGCGCGGCTAGGAGCGACGCCGGCGCGCGCGGGTCCAGCAGTTCTAGCAGCAGCGCCTGCCCGTCCTGCTGGTCGGCGGTCGTGACGCGCGCACGGATCGTGAACAGCGCCTCGTAGCCGCCGCCGGGCCCGAACGTCGACCGCTCGAGGAACGGGTCGCCGGGGTAGATGTCGATGCAGGGCGGCGTCGGGTTCGAGACCAGCTTCCCGTCGACCTGGATCCCGTCGATGACGGGGGAGAGCTCGAGCTCGAGCTGCGCGGCGATCGCGGCCATCGCCTGCTCGATGCTCGTCGTCGCCGGCGAGCTCACGCGATCCCCCACGACCGCTTGAGCGGCGCGAGCTTGTTCGCGTGCCGGTCCCAGGTGTCTTTCGCGGTCACGGTCGGCACCGACTCGCCGAGGCCGATGACGCCGAACGGCGACTCCTGCTGCTGCCAGTGCTCGACCGCCCGCTCGAGGTTGACCTCGGTGACGAGCGCGCCGGCGAGCGGGTCCGGCAGGTCGACGTAGGCGCCGCTCGGGTCGTAGCTGCCGGCGAACGGGAAGCTTGCGAGGGTCGCGTCCGGCCAGCTCGTGCCGATCTCGCGGTTGATCTCGCCGGCGGCGGTGTCGAGCACGCGCTGCAGCGCCGTCCCCTGCGCCTCCGACGGTTGCCGGAGGCGCAGGATGCGAGCGAGCTCGTCGACGGCGGCGTAGCTCATCAGCTCAGGTGGATGAACCGGTTCGGGTCGAACACCTTCGCCTTGAAGGCGCCGATCACGCCGACCTCCATTCCGCCGATCGCCGGCTCGACGGCGCGCATCTCGACCGGGGCACCCGGTGTCTCCGCCGCGAGCAGCGCGGAGCCGTCGCCGACGATCGCCGTGTTCGCGTTCGTGAACCCGTAGGAGCCGACGACGCGCAGGCCGGCGTAGGTGCCGGTCATCGTGCCGATGTCGAGGTTCCCGACCGCCGACAGCTGCATCACCTGGTCGGTGCCGAGCCCGGCGAGCTGGAAGAACCGCTGCGCGGCCAGGTAGAGCGTGTCGGTGCCCGACCGGCCGCCGGTCGTGTTGTAGATCGACCCGACGCCGGCGATGATCGCGGCGCGCCACTGGGCGAACGACTCCGTCCCGGTCGTGCCGAGGCCCGTCGAGATCGTGCCGCCGCCGGCGGTGCCGAGCTCCGAGCAGGCGGCTGTCTCGGTCGCCCGCGCGTAGGCCTCGGCGGCGAGGTCGAACCAGAGCTGGAGCGCGTCCGGCGTCGACCAGTTGATCGCCTGCCACGAGATGTCGCCGCCGCCGAGGTAGGTGTCGGCGGAGACGGTGACCATCGGCGCGATCATCTTCGCGGTGCCGGCCTCGGTCTTCTCCGCGGTCTGCTTGAGCACCTGCGGCCGCTGCGTGATCTGCGGGTAGGTGAACTGGCCGCTGGTCAGCCCGACCTGCCGCGCCGACGCGACGACCGGCCGGCTCTTGTTGATGATGTCCATGATCTGCGAGAGGTGCGTCGGCGGCAGCAGCCCGGCGACGTCCGACGTGAGCGTGTTCTGGACCCGCTCGAGCCGCTCGATCGCCTGCTCGCGCACCTGCAGCGCCCGCGCCTTGTCGCCGGCGGCTGCGGAGGCGATCAGCGGGAAGCGCACGATCAGCTCGTCGCGCGCGTAGGCGGCGAAGGTGCGGTAGACGATCGGGCCGTCTTCGCCGCGCAGCTCGACCGTGTCGGGCTTCACGCGCAGCAGCTCGGAGACGTTGCGTGCGCCTTCGGCGCGCTCGAGGTCGCCGGCGAGGACGTTGATCTCCTCCTCGATCTCCAGCACCTGCTCGCGCCAGGAGCCGAGGTGCTTCTGCTCGAGCTCGTCGTGCGGCCGCTTCTCGCCCTCGGCGATCTTCTGGGTCTCCTCGATCTTGTCGTACAGCCGGTCGCGCTCGTCGCCGAGGCGCTCCAGCCGCATGCGGGTTGTGCTCAACGGGGGCACGGTCATCCCTCCTACGGGGTCGGTAAACACTCGTCACGAACCCGGCGGGTGATGTCGATGGTTCAGCCCTGTTCCTGGCGACGGTGACCGACGGAGTGCTGGTCGGCGGTGATCGCCTCGGGGCCCGACACGGGGCGCCGATCTATGGGAACTGATGCTAGCGCGCTGGTCTGCCGGCGTCACCCCCAGCCGTGGAAGAGCGCGATCGCGAGCACGACGGCGATGACGACGAGCGCGACGTTGTGGAGGTTCACCTCGCTCATGCCGAGCCTCCGAGCGCGCGTAGGCTCGTCGGCGCGTCGAGCCCGGCCTGGTTGTAGTAGCGGATTAGCTTGCGCGCCTCGGCCGCCCGCTCGGGGTTGCGTCGGCCGCGGGTGAGCGCCCTGGCGGCGTCGGCGAGCTCGGCCTCGGTCATGCCGCCCTCGAGCGGCTCGAAGCCGAGCGCGGCCAGCCGCTCGTCGACGGCGTCGCAGCGCACCACTTCGAATGCCGGCGTCGCCTCCTCGAGCTCGTCGGGTTCCTCGCGCACGGCGAGCACCTCGGCGCCGGCGTAAGCGGGGAACCGGCAGAGCGAGACCGCGTCGAGCTGGGCGCGCACGCGCTCGACAACGCCGTTCAGCCGGCGTGAGGCGAGCGCCTTGAACTCGAGCGACAGGCCGGTCAGGAACCCGTCGCGGATCAGGCTAAGCGCCTTGTCGCCGTCGGCGTTCTCGAGCACGCCGAACGAGCCGTGCAGCCCGTCCTCGTGGTCGCTGAACTTGAGCGAGCGGCCGATCGCGCCTCGGAACCCCTGTTCGTGCTCGACGTTGAGCCAGACGCGGTCGCGGCCCGGTGTCGTCAGTTGCTTCTCGAACGCGCCACGCAGGAACGACTCGCGGTACGGGGTGAAGCGGGGCGGGTCGGCGACCGTCGTCGGCACGTTGTACGGGACGACGCGCACGTCCAAGGTGCGGCCGTCCCAGGCGTCGGCGAGCGGCAGCTCGAAGCTGCGTACGAACGTCACCCGCTCGACGGCGACGTCGTCGGTTGTCTCGATCGTGCTCATGCGGTCACCATCCCTGAGGTCGGCCGGAGTTCCTGCACGACACCGCCCGGCACCTGGTCCGCCGGCGACGCGTCCGCGGTCGGCGGCTCGGTCAGGTCCTCGAGCGCCTCGCCCTGCTCGATCGGCGGAAGGTGGAGGATCGCTGCGCGCATCTCGTTCTTGGTCACGATGCCCTCCTTCACGAGTTGGGTCCAGGTGGCGACCTGCCCCTGGAACGTTGGTGCGAGCACGGCCCTGGCGTCGAACTCGACCCAGGAGCCGCGCGGCAGGCAGTTCGCCGACAGGGCTCGCTGCACGCGGCCGGCGCACGGCCGCAGCTCGGAGCGCCACCAGACCTCGAACAGCGTTTCCGGGTTCTGGTAGGTCAGCCCGCCCGCGAGCTCGAGGTTGAGCATGAACGCCGGCACGCTGAACGCGGAGGCGATCACCTTCGCGTCGAACGACTGCTGCTCGAGCAGCGCGAGGTCTTCGGCGTTGAACGACAGCTGCTCGAACGAGATCTCGGGTGGCAGCACCGCCGGGGCGCCGATGCCGGCGCGCAGCCGCGCGTTGATCCACTGGTTCTGCAGCGCCTCCGCCTGATCCTTCGACAGCTTCCGCGACGACTTGAGCACGGCGTTCGGAACGCCGCCGCCGGAGGTCATCGTGCGGCCGAGCTCGCCGGCGGTCGTCAGCCCCCAGGCGGTCGACGCGTAACTCGCGAGCGCTGAGGTACCGCGCAGCCCTCCGCGCGGGTCACGCGATATCTGGATCACGTTGTCGGGGTTCAGGTCGACCTGCCCGGAGCGGTAGGCGCGGCGGCCGTCCTCGAGCTGCACGTTCATCACCGCCGGGTCGAGCACCGTCCACGCCGACGGGAACCCGTCGGCGTACCGGTTCGTCACGAGCAGGAACGCGTCGCCCCAGCCGAGCATCGACCACGTCGCCGCGAATACGGCGTCGCCGATCCCGTTCGGGAACCAGACCGGGTCGGGGTTCGCGACCCACGCCGGCTCGGACGCGGAGGCCGCCCCGAAGAACCTGAGCGGCATCGACGCCAGCTGCTGCGCGCACAACTGCAAGCAGCGGTTCGCCGTCCAGACGCGGTCCTGCAACCGCGGCGACCACGGTGCGCCGAGCATCGCGCCGGAGCCCCAGAGCGAATCCCAGAACGCCGAGATCTGCGGCTGCAGCGGCGTCTGGTCGACGCTGTCGGGTGGCGTCTCGCGGCGCAGCGACGGCAGGAACCGCATCAGTAGATCACCGGATCCTCGTTCGCGTCCCAGCCGAGCGTCACGGCACCCCAGAGCGCGAGCGTGATCGCGCACAACGGTGAGATGTCGACGCCGGAATTCTTTCGTGACCACGCCCACGAGTCACCGAGCGGTCGTGTCGTCGCGCCCTTCAACGCCGACAACATCTCGGCCGACCCGAGGTGTCGTAACTGCGCGTCGCCGACGAAGTCGACGAACTGGCCGCAGGCGCGCGCATAGTCGCCGCCCGCCACAGCTTCGACGGTCAGCCCGACGTTCTCGCAGCGGTTGATCAATGCGCCGGCGGGACCCGCCCCGTCGGCCATGATCGCGACCGGGTTCCAGCGCTCCGAGAGAGCGAGCAGCGTCGGCACGATCCAGCCGGTGCCGCGCCGGTGATGCACGATCTCGCCGTGCCACAGCCCGTCGCCGCGACGACCGGCGGCGGCGATCGCCGCAGACGAGCGGTCCGGCGCGACGTCGTATGCGAAACAGACCGGATCGACGAGCGCCGACGCCTCGTCGACGAGGTCGTTCCATACCTCGATCGGCACCACATGCCCGGTTCCCGGCGATGTGTCAGGCCAGGCGCCGACCCCGAGCCGCTCAACCGCAAACGTCCGCCGATCCATCGACCGGAGTTCGTCCTCGATCGCTTCTTCCGAGATGCGGATCCCGTAGCCGGGGTTCGCGCGCGCCCACACCTCCGGGTCGGCGAGCTCGTGATCCTCGAGCTGCTCGGGCCGCTCCGCGTCGTGCGACCACTCGAAGTACGCGAGCCGCGGGTCCTCGCCGCGCAGCGCGCGCTCCCGCACGCGCGCGAACACGACGCCGTCCGGGTGCACCTGCTCGTCGACGGCCGAACCGGTGTACCAGCGCTGCCGGTTCGGGATCGCCGACGTCGTCGGCACGAGCGCGCCGATCGACGTCTCGGCGAGGTACATCGACTCGTCGAAGATGACCAGCGGTGCCGTGAAGCCGCGGCCGGCGCTCTTCGTCCTCGTCGCGAACAGGATCCGCTGCCCGCCGCGCAACTCGATCCCCTCCTCGCCGTGCGCACGGATCACCCGCTGCACTCGCTGCTCGAGCTCCGGTGTCTCCTCGATGTCGCTGAGCAGCCGCAGGAAGTGCTCTTTCGCGGTCTTGAAATGGTGGGCCGAGTGAATGATCAGCTCTTCGCCCAGCAGGAACAGCCCCGCGAGCTCGCGCGCCTCGAGCACGACGTTCTTGCCGTTCTGGCGCGGTACGCAGAGGCCGACCTCAGTCGCCGCCCACCGCCCGTCTGCAGCTTCGCCGAGCGAGATCTCGAGCACTAGCCGCTCCCACGGGTCGAGTTCGAGCCCCGCGAGCGCCGCGAGCTCGATCGCCTCGGCCCCGGCGCTCGACACGTAGTCGGGCGCGAACATGATCCGCGGCACGACGAGCGGCTCGGCGACATTCACGAGCCGGACCTCCGCTGGTCACGACGGCCAGCGAGTTCGTCGAGCGCGTCGAGCGCATGACGCACCGGAGGGGGAGGCTCGCGCTCCTCTACAACGCCGCCGCGGCGCCAACGCTGCGGGAAGCGGCGCTCGAGCACCCAGGCAGCCGCACGCCAGTCGCCGCGTGCCGCCTCGACGACCGTCGTCACGAGCTCACGCTCGACCGGGCCGCGACGTCCACCGTGAGCGGCACAACGGATATCGCCAGCGACGGCGCGGCCGCGGCAGCGCCGACCCTTCGCCGTCAGCGCGCGACACGCGCTCACCACTGCCTCGACACTCGACGCACGCTCGGGCCACTCAACGCCGTGGCCCGGTTACACCGCTGATGCTCCGGCCCGGACCAACGCGAGCGGTCGCCGTCAACATGCCCAAGGTCCCACGGCTCACCCGGACGGATCCGCTTCTCGCAGCGCGCACAGCTGGCTAACCCCGCAGCGACGATCGGCGCGAGATCCGCGCGCTTCCGGCGGTGCACGTCGCCGTAGCCGCGTGCCGCCGTCGATCGCCGCAGACGGCGCGACTTCGGGGAGAGAAATCCGACGGCGGGGGTCATCCG